GGACTGTAATGTACGGCTGGATGTTAGCATTAGTTACTGATACACCTGCAGTAGCTGTTGATCCTGATACTGTATGAGTATGCGCTCCTTGTGAATCTGTAGTTGACAAAGCTGTACCTGTTGCACCAGCGTGTAAACCTGAAAAGTAACCAACAGTACCGCCTGGTGTACTGGCTGATCTACCTGTGCCAGTTGTGTGTTGGTGTGCGCCTTGTGAGTCAGTTGCAAGAGTACCTGATAGCATCTTTACTACCACCAGTTTCCTCAACAGTATCAAAGGCTGCATCACCTGCATTAAGACCTACGGGTACTCTACCTGCACCAAACGCTATCCATGTACCAAAGCCTAATAATGTGTTTGGATTAGTAGCAACAGTGGCATTCATGTAAATAGAGCCGACTGGGTATGAGGCAGCTAGAGCTGCTTGAACAAAAGCAGTAGAAGCTATCTGTGTGCTGGATAGTCCAAAATTAGCTGTAGGAGCGTTAGGTGTTCCTGTAAACGTAGGACCATTTAGATCAGCCTTAGATGAAACAGCAGCCGAGATAGCGACATACTCTGCGTCAATCTCTGAGCCTTTAATAATCTTATTTACATCACCCGTAACTAAGCCGTCTTTTAGTGTAAAGTTTGTTGCTTTTGTATAGTTACTCATACTTGTCCTTAAATTGTTTTACCTGCTTTAACATAAATATCTATCTTTTGTATTGACAGTGGGGCAGAGTTTATGTCTGCTTCAAAGCCTAATTGAATAATAGAACCTGATCCACCTAAGTTTGCTTGAACTTCTTCTAAGACTAAACCACTAGAGTATTCAGATAAAGCGTCTGCACTTCTTAAATAAATGGTAGCGTTAGATACATTAGCATTGTCAGGAATGTAATAAAAACCAATCTAACTGCTTCAGATAAATCATAACCACCTGCAACATCTAACACAGATTTAAAAGGAACCTGATAGTGTGTTAGCCCGTCAGGTGTTGTAAGTGTATTAGTCGTAGGTGTGCTGTTACTGAATGATTGGCTACCCACTACCGCTGAACCACTGACACCATACTTGTTTGTATTAAACTCAGAAATAACACTTGAGCCTGTCTTTAGTTCTTTAGTTATTGAACGATACGATTGGACATAATCAAAGCCATACTTTAAAGCTACGTCTTGACCTACCCCACCCACAACTACAAAGTTAGCTTTCTTTAGAAACTTTAATGAAGTAGGTGCTCCTAAGTCAAAGAAGTTTGTGTAGTACCTGAGTCTGTATGTAGCTGCGTTGTCTGTGAATCCAAAGTATTTACCTATGTAACCTGCTTTACCTATAAACAAATCACCTGTGTAGGTGACGTGAAGGGCTGAAGGTTCCATACTGTCCCAAATGGATACCCGTGCTGCTCCGTTCTCTAGTCTGCCTCTTAGATCAAAACAATAAACATACTTAGATGTTGGCAGTGTTAACAAATAAAAAGCATCTTTAGGATAGTAGACAGCTTTAATCTTTTCTTTGTTGGTTTCTGAATCTACAAAAGATACCAGATCATCTCGAACATTAAATGATATGTCGTTAATCGGTGCTGACTTTTCTTGAATGACTCGTGATAGACTCCTCACACCAGTCTCAGACAAGAACATAATGTCAGTACCTGTGTTGACAATACTGTCTCGAGCAATACAACCAATGTTAGCAATTGAGTCCTGCAACACCAGATTAGTTACATCAATAGGGTTAGCATAGATAGCAATGTTTCTTTTACCAAAGATAATTAAGAAACCATTGTGAGGTGCAACACCTACTATCTCATCCCCGTTAGGAAATACATCAACCAAAGATAAAGAACCTGAGTCCCCTGTTGAAAGGTTAGTACCATCCAGCAAGGCACTGAAATAAAGTGTTTGTTCATCATTAACAATGTCAGCCCACCATGTTCTACCATAAGCACCTATAACTATGTTAGGCTTAAAATCAGCAGGAGAAGCATAAGCGGTAGGTACTGTACCAGCATCACTGAGTAAATTGAAACCATAAGCACCTGTGTGTGCATGAGCAGCTCCGAGCTGATGATATACTAAAGGTAGGTGTCCAGCTTGTGCTAAATAAGCGTGAGGCTTTGCTGCTGGACCGTCACCAAATACAATACTAGCACCCATCCATTCGTTAGCTGTGATCGTGTAAGCAGTTGTACCCGTACCTGCTGCGTCAGCTACTGTACCGTTGACAGCAGTAACTAACGTAGAAGAACCACCTGCTCGTGTGAATAATTTATTGTTACCACCTGCGAATGTAACATCAGGGTTAGGAAGGTTATATAAGAAATCTATTTTGTTAGAAGCTAAGTCAGTATTTAAAGCTGTGTTTACTTTACTCCATCCACGCCTTGCTCCAATCCTACCGAACTTATCAATCACACAGTTGTAGGCTTCTAGTGCATACCCAGACGAAAGATCAACACTACTCTCTTGGGTGTTAACGCCAAGAAAGCCTGGTGCTGATATCGAAGAAGACTGTAGTTGACCTGACATTATACTGCTGCCCAGATGTATTGATCGTTCTGTCTGCTCTCTGCCATAGCGATATGATCTGCTAACGACATATCAGCCAGTGCGGTAGCTTCTTGTGATGATATACCACCGTCTTCACCACGCTCTGCTACAGCCATTGCATAGGCATATTTAAGTACAGGCTCAGTAGGAACAAACAATGTTGTTGAAGCGTCTGTCAGTGTTGGTTGTGGTTTATATAAATTAAAGAAAATGGTTTGAATGTTATCAGGAATAGGATATAAATCTACTTGAGTATCACCGTTAGCATCTACACCGTTAAAGTTATAGAAAGTAGAGTCTCCCTTTTGTGGCACACCGTTCAGTAAGAATTGGTTCATTTGGCTAGAAGTCTTAGGTGATAAGAAATAATCACCCGATGAGTGAACTACATCCATAACCCTAAAGCGTTGTCCTGAACCTGTAAGAACATAGTTAAACAAGTCAGGAGCTGTGGTAACTGTTAGTGTTTCTGTCAATACGTTCCACTGAAAAGAATCTTCTACATATCTTTTAGCGTCATTGACAAACGTGCCTATTAGTTTAGAGTAAGGCGTATCTGTCGGAGCAGTTACTTCAGCCTCTCTAAGCCTGACCAATACATTGTTTACAAGTTCTAAATAATTCAT